GATCGAAGAACTACGTTTTGCCAAGCCACCGTCAACCATGGCGTTCTTAAATGCTTGGAAGTTGAAGTTGCTAAGATTGTTTACATCAACACCCGCTTTGCCCAGTGCCGTCGCCATCTTGCCCTGTTCTGAAAAGACACCGAGAAGTTTGAAGAAGGAGTCAGAGTTGCCGTACAGTTTTTCAAGACTGCCCATGAAAGGGAGAAAACTGGTAGTCGTATCAAAAAACTTCTGAAACTTTTCAGAGGTGGCAAACTCTTTGGACATTTCTCGAAAGTCACGCAGAGCACTGGTAACAAGGTTTGTCTCCATCACACCCAGTGTACCAAGCTCCTTGGACAGTCGGTCAAAGGCTTCGTCGTTCATGTCAGCAACATTAGAAGCCACAACCCTGAACGCATCCACCATGTCGCCGCGATTAGGCAGCATGTCGCCCTGTGCCAATGCGATTTGGTTACCAAAGATGTTGCGGATCTGAGAAATAGGGTTTGCCACAACCGTCATCCGTTGTGCTTGGCCCTTGAGTATTGCGCCAATTGCACCAAGCTGCCCGATCTCGTCTGCCTGCAAACGTGCAGGAGTCATCAAAGCATCCGCCGCCGCAGGCGATACATACATACTTGTAATGTCTCCGAAAGCTCCGAGGATCGATGGGTCTTCAACCGACTCCGCAAGCCTTCTGTATCCAGCCTGTTCCAATCTGTTGATCAATTGAACCTGTTGGTCTGTGTTATACGCCAGACGTGCCATATCCTCTCGACCAAGACCCGATGCCGCCGCTTGTTCCGCACTGTCAAACGTGTCAACCAGACGAGTAGTCAAGGGATCCTTGATAATCGGGGGAAGATCACCCCCTGCCTCCAAAATTTCCACGGCTTTAGCAGGCGCTATCGCTACATTGTCTGCTAACCCACGGTAAAACTTAATCCCAGCCAAGGATTGCGCGGTATCGCTGATCGTGCGGAAAAACATTTTCTGTGGATCTCGAACTTCTCCCATCAACTCTCGAACAGAGGGAAGCATATCTAGTTCTTTGACTCGCTCGATAAAAATATCGTCGGCAATACTGATCTCGCGCCCCGGAAGAATTGCCTGTTGGTTCCTGTTCACACTTTTCAGGCTCTGGCGCTTGGCCTCTAACGCCTGTTGTGGACTAAGTCCGCTGGTCACATCCAGTCGCAAGTAGTCCAACAACTTTTGTTCCGCGAACCTGTCAAGTACATCTTCCGGAATCTGCGTAAAGTCCACAGGGGCATTGGGATCAAAAGTGCCATCGAAACGGCTTACAGGTGAAAAGATATCGGGACGCACATCAGGCAACAACTCACGCATTTGATCTGGGGTCACAGGACCCGCGAAGGTGCTTCTAACATGTTGTTTCATTTCTTGTAGTGCAGCTTGATACTTTGGCCCGGTGAAGTCTAACGCATCATAAAAGTTTTCTTTGTCGTCATACATGTCAAATCGACGACGAAGATACCCAGCCTGTGGGTCTTGCACGTTTTGTTGTATCTGCAACAATGCTCGTTTGAGTGGGCTATCCGCAGATAGCACCATGCCTTCCGCCTCTTGCCGCGCAATCACGTTTTCAAGTTCAAGGGCAACCTCATCTTGCATTCGCTGCCCAAAATTAAACAGGTCACTGAACGCTTTACCAACCTTTGCGCCGTACTTTTCTTCCATGCGCTGCGTGTTTCCAGAAAAATACGCATTTAAAAAATCTTCTTTTAGCTCTGCGTTTTTTCTCTTGCTACGATACTTGGGCAACAGGCCAAACATTTTGTTGGCCTTCTCCTCAAACTCGCGGAAGTAATTAACGGCTTGACGTTCTATTGCAGTGACCGAGCCACGAGCATCAAACATCTCCTCAAGAATGTCCGCCTGTTGAGTTCCGGTGGGCGAGAACCAATAAGCAAGCTTCTCTTTGATTGGATCCTTGACGTTTCGAATAATCGGTGCCTTGCCTGCAAGCTCCGTTGCTTTGTTAAATACGTCCTTTAAACCTTGAGCTAAGAACCCCGAAACCTCAGATACGACAGGGGTTGATCCTATGGCTCTGGCCCCAGCGCCGATAACAGGCAGGCCAATGTCGAAGGTCAGGCTGGCAAGTCCACCCTCAAACCCCCGACGGAACTTGTTGCGCAATCGTGTTCCTGCCAGTTCGCTGCCGCCCAAGGCCAAGGTATCCTCTGTTTTGAGGAACTCAGGTGCGGAGTCAAAAGCGTCGGAAATTGTGGCGTAGCCATCAGGAGTTACCAAAGCTTCGTACCCACCAGTTGCAAGGGCCGTGGACCCAATCAAACCAGCCCGTGTGGACAGGAGTTTTTTACCTGCGGCGGACTCTCCAAACTTGTCAGCGGCTTTAAAAAATTTACTTTTGGCTTTGGTTTTTGCTGCGCCTCGTGCAACTTGGTTGGCTCGACCAAGCCACCCTGCGATGGGAATAAACCCGACGCCGAAGCTTACGATTTCTTCTGTGATTTGACCGCCTGTGGAGCGGGGATTGAGGTCGTACTCTCTTTTGAAGTTTTCAAACGCATCACTGACGCTACGAGAATACTCAGTTCCAAAAATCAAATCTGACGCCGCAGCGCCAGACTCCATCAAACCTTGAGCTACCGTGACAGGTGCAGCCTTAATCCCACGTCCGATGTCCGTGAACTTCCCTTCTTTGAATGGGGCCATTAGCCCATCGGCTTGATTTTTTAACTTTTTGGCTGTCTCTATATCGCCCTTGTTGTAAGCAGCTACGGCTTGGCGTTCTAGCAAACCGTAGTCTCGAACAGCAAACGCCTCATCCCGTAATCGTTTAGCGGTACTTTTGTCGCCGCTGTTGTAAGCATCCACGGCAGCACGTTCTAGCTCTTGGAATGTGGGCATACCAAACCTGCCTAGTCAACAAATTTCATGTCTTTAAACCCACTAACATTACCCTCGTCTGTAAATATAGAGTTGTTCGTAGGTTGGTTTATAGGAGCTCCAAACAAGGACGCCACCGAAGCTTCAATAAGTCTCAATTCCTCCGCAGTCGGAGCACTACCAGTAAAACCTGTAACCTCTCCCGCAATATCCAACACGGCCTCTCGTAGGTCTTTACCCAGAGTCATGCCTGCTTTAAGTTTTTCCAACCCAGCTCTAAGGCCGTACTCAAATTGCAGTTTTCTTCTGTCTCGGTCCTCAAGTCTCTGTTCTTTAGCAAGTTCTTGTTGGGAGGCCCTGAGTGCCGTCTTTTCGTCTTGAAGATACTCAAACGCAAGCAGTTTGAGTTTTTGATCAAACGCTTCGTCTTCCTTGGCGTCTTCACGTCTAATCTGAGCGCCGATCAAGAAGGCATCAGCGATATTCTTTAAGGCACTAGGACTTTCCCCCGCTGCCATAGCGAACCCAATCATCGCCATAAGTTCATACATGTCTGCTTTCTTTTCCGGTTTTATTCCAAACAAGTCAGCAAGTTCTTGATACTTGGCTTCCAGCCGATCTTTGTCCGACGCTGGCGTTGATTTTTTCTCGGGCTCTGTATCGTCTTTCTTTTTTGCACTTCGTAAAAGATAGTCTCGAACCGTGCCCGTTTCAGGGCGCATTTTTAGTTCCAACTTCTTTCTTAGAGCTTCCTCTCCCGCTTTAAGTTCGTTATTTGTCGCAGCGTTGAATACTTCTTCAACAGCGTCTGTGTATTTTGTCAGGACAGTGCCCCCAGCTTCTGGGCCCTCGAGCGCCAAGACATCTCTATCCTTGACAGACACGCGTGTTTCCGCTTTTTCAACAGCGGCCTCTGCGTCGGCTAATTTTTCCGTAGCTGTTTCAACTGCCGTTAAATTTTCCCCAGTTGGATTGTTTTCAAAATCTGTTTGACTGTTGACCAGATCTTTTTGTGCCTCTGCAAGGGTAACTTGAGCGTCTTCAAGCGCCTCTCTATTATCCTCCTCTATAAAAGTACCACCCAAAAAGTCATCATACGTTGTCTCTCTCTCAGCCATTTCATCTAAAATCGTTTGAAGCGCGTTCTTTTCTACAGTAGAAGAGGGCAATGCGTCCCCCATCGTCGGATTTAGAATGTCGTCCAGTTCCGAGCGCGTAAACAGAGAGTTGTCTCCTGTTCTTGCAAGTGCCGCGTTAGCAAGTTTTGCGTCCGTCATCCGTCGTGTTGACTCATCCATAGCAAAGGCGTTCGGTAGAGGCATCTCCGCGTTTTCAGCAATAACGCTCATAAGAGCATCCGCCGATTCACCCAAGATATTCGACGAAATAGGAACGTTTTGAAGTGCGTTTTCTAGCGGGTTTACCTCTCGAGCATTGGCCCGGATTCGATCCAGAAAGCTTTCAGTCCTCACCGGCTTTGGCTCTGGAGGCAAAAGCGAAGTGCCAGACTCCAGTACACTCGCGTCTTCTATTGTAGTCATCCCCGGTCTATTGCTTAAACGTGTCCTGACAATAGCGTCCCCCGGCTTTACATTGACATAACCCCCAAGATCCTCTGCGGGTTCTACCATCGTATCACGCAACGACATCAGATGTGGGATCGTGTCGTTCAGCAGCATTAACGTATCTTCGCGGATCTTCAGGTATTCCCCGGGCTGCGTAAAACCGGGGACGTTGATGACGTACATTTGAACGGGTTCAGAGTTTCCGCCGTTAACAAACGAAACAATACCGCCCATTTCCGACAAGGCTCTACGAGCATCGTTATTCCGAAACATTTTCCGGTTTAAAACGTTCATACTCGACCTCCTTGTGCAAAGCCAAACAACGAACCAATTCCTTGCCCACCACTAAGACCGTAAAGCCCCATGCCAAGCCCTGCAATCTGAGAAAACAAACTCGGATTAGGCGTCGTTTGCGTACCGATAGTAGTCTGACCCATAGGCAGACCTTGGAAAACATCAGAGTAAAAGCCCAGTTGCTGAAACGGTGCCATGACATTTTGGTATTGCGTCTGACGCTGCGCATCCAATTCGGCCTGACGCTGTTGCTGTTCTGCGCTGCCAAACGCAGCAAGCTGCGAAATGTCTCTGCCTAACATTGCCTGTTGCGCTTCTCCCAGTTTTGCTTGCTGCATACCAAGAGCACCAAGCCCTTGACCCACCGCCCCAAGCTGAGTACCAGCCTGCAAACCAAGCTGACCCGCTTGCAGTTGTTTTGTCAGATCATCCTGATACGCTTGTTGCGCACGTTGCGCCGCGCTTTCGTATCCTGATTGGCGCATCTGTGCGGCTGTTCGCCCTTGTTGCTCTAAAACATTTCTGTTCAACATGCCTTCTTGCACAGCTTGACGGGATCCGCCGTAAGCCCCCTGACCCACCGCTTGTGCGCCCAACGCCGCACGTTGCTCCGCGCCTGCCCTGCCAATGTCTGCCATCGCTTGTTGAACAGCCACGTCCTCATAAGGGTTCATAAACCTTTGTATGCCGCTAGGGTCAAACGCCCCAGCCTGCCCTATCTGCTGGCTGCGATTATATACGTTCGATAAAGCACCTGCCCCAGCCGTCCCCGCTGATATGCCCCCGCCCAAGGTGCTCGAACCAGCCTGCAACATAGGCATATACGAACCAACACCAGACATAGCCATCTGCATAGCCTGCCTTTGCAGTGGTGTTATCCCCGCAACGTCAAACCCCGGAAGCTTAAAGTCTTGTGTGCCTAACTCTTTGGCACGGGCAATTATATCCTTCTGGTACTGTTGAAGATAGTCGGGGATATTAGTGGTCTGTGTCGTAGTACTCGTAGGCATATCTATCCCTTTCTCATCTTCTGTAGATCATTGTACATCTTAGCAATGATCTTCCCCCGTGTTCCATTTGGCGCGTTCCCCACACGAATAGCTGCGCGTTCAACGTCCTTATCAGGATCAAGGTTCGCCAGATCTTTGTTCGACAACACAACCTCATTGGTAGATAAACGCGCTTCTTGAACAGGAACACCATCCTGATAAATCATCGCAGGAATAGAGTCACTGGTCCCGGTCCCGGGACCTTGAACCAAGCCGCCTTCAACATAATGCTTTACTTCGGCGTAAATCGGTAACGTTTCAATTCCCTCTTTCATCAAGTGATCTCCAAGATGCTGGCTACTACATGTAACCTGTTTGCCGTAGCTGCCGTGACTTTAAGTATCTCCCCCTCTTGTAACACAAGTGGAGCAGAAAGTAACTCCTCTGTGCCATTAGCACCGATAGATTTTGTTTTAAATAGACTATATTCGTCAGAGCCACTTGTCAGAGTCACCGTAATGGTGTCCGCGTTGCCACTATCCTCAGAAACCAAAATAGATTTAATAATAGCTGTTTTAAAGTCCGCGCAAGTGTACAAAGTCGTGGCGGTCGTGGTTGTTAAATCCGCTTTTGCATTTACATACGCATTCGCCATCAGCCCATAAACCACGCTAAAGCAGAACCCTCATCCTGTTGGATCGTGTTCTGATATTGAGTTAAAAAAACTGAAAAGGATCTTGCAACTTCTGCCATATACGATTGTGTATACTCGGCAGGAGGAATGGGGAAATATGGTAAAGGTGAATTAAGTGGCATTACCGCCTCCCATCAGGTCTTATATCTACACGAGGTATGCCAAGTCTCCAAAGCACGTTTGCATCGGTGGATTGTACCTTAAATGTAAAGCTGCGTCCACGTAACCTCGTTTGATATTGATTAGTATATTGATCCACAGGGGTCGAAGATGTTTTAGACACGGTATCTGTTTCAGTGGCTTGCGAGACTTGCCCCGGCGCATTCTTCGCACTTAAAATAAAATCAACAGAAGACGTAGCCGTAGCCTCTCTGAAGTTTATATCGGGCAACACACGACTAATAAATGAAAACTGTTGACCGTCCGCGATGCCTAAATCACCAGATTCCACAAAAGATGTCATCGCAGAACCGTCGTCCAAGGACCCCGTTTCCTGATTATACAAGTAGTTGTTTCCTCCTGTAGACACAGGAACATCTGATATACCACGATCTAACCATGCTGTACGAGCCAACGATCCAACAAACCAAATGTTTTCTTGGTAGTTGTAAACCACATACCTGTCATTGTCTGTGGCAGAAGAGGACGGGTAAAACCACCACACCTCTGCGTAGGATACATTGGATCCAGCAACGGCTTTCCCCGCCTCATCATAATTAAAATCATCAAACACATAGTCTCGAACAGTGCAGGGAATGCGTTGAACTGTACCGTTGTAGACGTAAAACTCAGCATTACCCATCCAAAACACGTTGTCGTTTACGGCAACCGCTGCTTTTGGACTTTGAATGGTAATGTTATTAGAGATCAAATTAATTCCGTAGGTAAATGGCGGTCCAATGAACTGCATGGAGTAAGCAGCCACATCTGTCAAAACCAATATTTGTTGGCGAGTTTCTACAGCCTGTACAATCTTGGACCCTGTGTCGATCCGCAGATCCCCCGCTGTGTTTGTAGTAGTCGGATACCACTCAGTTGGATTTTCTTGACTGGAAAATCGAATAAGCATCGGATCCTGTACGCCATCGCCTTGCGTTGCAGTGCTAGATGCCCCAAGGCCATCTGCACCAAATGCTATAACATGCCTGTCACGATCTGAAAGAAGCACTTGCGCAGCTTTTTGCGGAACAGACGTAACCGTGCCAGAACGTGTGGAAAGCTCTACCGCACGGGTGCCTAGTCCAGTGGTTTTATCCCAGTAAAACACGCCGCCATTGCGTTCGTTTATAATCAAATCTTCGCCAAAGTTATCATGCGACCAAACGCGAAGGTTTGATGTTGGCGTTGCAACACCTGTTGCTACACCCTCGCCCCAACCATTATAATCGTTAACACTGTCTGCGTTACCGACAATTAAGATAATTGTGTCGCCGTTTGAATGCGTCGCTGCCGTGGTGCCCTTAGCACCACGAGTCACAGTCAAAGTATCGGTAGCCACGGAACTAACATCCATAAGCTCAGACCCAACTAACACCACATCATTTGTTGCGAAATTAGAGCCCTGTCCCGTCGCTACGTCCACGCCTGTTTCTGAGGCATCAAGGTCTTCTGCAATCGTGGTTTGAAATGCACCGTTGTTTGTGCCACCCCACAAACCAGCGCCCCAACCTGTTCCTGCAACAGCGGCGTTGAGTCCGGTTCCTATCTGATATGCACCTACAACACTGGCTCCGCCGTTGCCCGTATCGCTCGCATTTGCCGTCACGGGTGTTGCGTCTAATCCCCCGGAAATAGTGATGCTCTCAATAGAACTTACCGTCCTTGCTGTGATGGTGTAAGAATTACCGTTAATAACACTGGCAACTTGATACTCTTGGTTTAAAATATCTGCCGTGATATTTCCGCCAAGAGATACCGCGCCCGAAAAAGTAACGAAATCATTTACCACACAACCATGGTTGGTGTCCGAAACAGTAATTGTAGAAGACCCATTTGTAGCGGAAAACGTAACAGCCCCTGCGGAGGTCGTTTCCCGAAGCGGAGTGACGTCTTTATATGCAGTGCCCTGCTTGATGTAGTATTTTAACTGAGTTCCAACACCTAAAAAACTCTCACCGCTTAATGCAACCCACTCATGTAACCCTCGGCATAAACCCAAAAAAGCGTTGTTTGACGCCTTTTCCCAACCATTTAACTTTTCTGGATACCCAAAACGAAACCTAATTTTGTCGCAATCCACCCAACCATTCTCTTCAGAGTATGGTGTAATCTCTTTGTTTATGCCGGGTTTGAAGCGAAGATCTGTGTAAGCCATTATGATTCATACCACACTCTAATTCTACCATTACCACCATCGGTGTGTCCATTATCTTCATCGTGCCCTGCACCACCACCCGGCACAGAACCGTTGGATAACCATGCGCCACCATTTCCTGCATTGGTAGATGTTCCTGCAGTACCGGGATTTGAAGACCCACCAGCACCACCACCAGCGCCCCAAATAGAAGAAACTCCAGCCGTGTTACTTGCTCTACCACCTTTACCACCATTAAAATCAGCAGCCGTGTTACTTGCAAATGGATTTGAGTTTCCACCAGACGTATCCCAAGTGTAACCACCTGTACCGCCTGTACCACCATCTCCTCCACCAGATGAAGACGTACCCCCTTGTCCTCCACCCGCTGTATATACAGTAGAGTTTGTTAGGGTAATTGTTGAGGCTGATCCACTTGGAGCATCTGTTTGTCTTGTACCCGTTCCAATAGCTCCTGCGCCAACTACGAAAGAAGCACCATTCAAGACACTTCCTCGTACAGAAGCAATGTAGCCGCCGCCACCTCCACCGCCGCCCATGCTATATTTATCAGAGCCAGTTGCGCCAGCATCATACTCAGACGTAGCACCGCCACCACCAATAGCATAGACAATTACCCACTGATCATTAGCAACATTTGCGGGTTTTGACCACGTTGTGTTAGCTGAGTATTCTACAAACGTCATACCTGTAGCAGAACCTGTCCAACTATCGGGAACTAATGGTGTATCACTATATTTTCTTGCACCATAAAAATTTCCAAGAGATATACTTCCAGAAGTGGGTATGCTTGCGTTACTAGCTGATAAGTTAGGAACATAGGAGCCACCTCTATAATACTCAGACATAGAGATTGGATTAGACCCACCAAACTCAGTTTGAAGATCGGATAAAGATATAGCACCTGAAGACTGTAAGGCCATTATACTGTTCCGTAAGCTGTTACATTACCAACTACTGTTAGATTACCGGATGCATCTAATTTCATTTTATTTACTCCACTAGTAGCAAAGTAAAGAACACCAGCACTTTCTGTAATAGTCCAATTCCCTAAATCCACTGTCGTAGCATTTAGAGTAGAGGCAGAAAATGCCTGACTTGCAGATCCAGCCAATTCTGCTTTTGTATCAATCTCAGTTTGCAACCCGTCAATGTTAGATATAACGTGGTTGTGACTGTCGTCTGCTACTGTAGCAGTAATACTTACATTTCCACTTCCATCAAAAGAAGTTGATCCTGATACATCACCAGTTAAAGAAATAGTACGTGCAGTTGCTAAAGTTGTAGCTGTGTCTGCATTACCTGTAACATTACCAGTTAAGTTACCAGTAACATTTCCTGTAACATTTCCAGTTACATTTCCAGTTACATTACCCTCAATATTAGCTACAAGTGTTCCTGTAGTAATTGTAAGATTTCCAGTAGAAGCACCTGTAAATGTGCCTGTACCTACAGTAAATTTATCTACACTTTCATCCCAACCCATAAACGCATTGCTAGACGTACCACGTTCAATAACAATACCCGCATCATTTGCAGGTGTTCCTGATGTACCATTACCTAATTCAATAAGGCTATCTGATACGACAGTGTTAGTAGTGTTTAGTGTAGTAGTTGTACCATTTACAGTAAGGTTTCCTGTAACTGTAGCATTGCCAGAAATTGTAGCGTCATTGGTAAGAGTAAGTGCATCACTGTATACATGCGACCAACGGTTTGTGTTATCACCTATAGTGTATGTGCTATCTGCGCTGGGAATAACATTAGAAGCTACATCTGCTGTAATTGTAACTGTGTCTGTGGCAGCATCACCAAGAGTAACATTACCATTAGCAGTTAGACTACCTGTCAGTGTAGTATTACCTGAGATTGTAGCATTACCTGCAAGAGTTACATTAGCTCCACTAAAGGTAGCTGCAGTAGTAGATCCTGATTTTACAATAAGGTTTCCAGAAGTATTAGTTAAAGAGCCATACTGAACTCCTGCATCTTTAAGTATTACATCACCACCATCTGCATCTAAGATAATGTCACCAGCTACATCAACAGTAAGATCACCACTAGATAAGTCAATCTCTTGTCCATCAATAGTAATGTTGTCTACAACTACCCCTGCATTAGCTGTTACTGCACCTGACACGGCAAGAGTATTACTTAATGTAGCAGCACCTGTAACTCCTAAAGTACCACCCACTGTAGCGTTACCTGAAGATAGAGTTAGGTTACCTGCTGCAGAACTTACATTACCTACGACAGAAAGAGTTCCATCAAGTGTTGTGTTGCCAGTTACATCAAGTGTGCCAGCAAGATCTACATTAGCACCTGTAAAAGTTGCTGCTGTTGTAGAACCTGACTTTAGAATTAAGTTAGCACTGTTGTTTGTAAAGGCAGCAAACTGTGTACCTGCATCCTTCATTAAGATGTCTGCACCATCAACATCAAGAATAATATCTCCTGCAACATCTAAGGTAAGATCTCCAGAGGATACATCAATCTCGTTATCTGATAGGGTCATATAAGCATTAACACCTACAACAGCACCATCTTGATAAACTACTCCATCAAAGTATCCGTCTTTATACTGCAAAGAACTTGTACCTAAATCAAGAGTATTTGTTGTCTTAGGTTTAACTTGTGTAGCAGACACGACAAGATCTTGGCTAGGTCCAACCTTAGTAATAGGAGCACCCTCACCAGATGTACCATCGTGCTTGTGTCCTGTCGATGCGTTAAATGCACCTTCTAAGGCATTGTACTCTGCATCAAAGTCATCGGCATCAATAACGTTACCGTTAGCAATGTTGTTTGCAGTATCTTGTCTTGTATATCCTGCCATGTCTTTTCCTTACTGTCTGTCGTTCTGTCTAAAATCCAACAGGGCTGTATCAAGTGTAAATGTTGGGTTTGTTGAATTGTCTGTTAGTCTAAGAGCTATAGTTTTTCCTGATCCTACAATCTGTTCTGAGTAAACACTGTCTAGTTCCCCACCAAATGTAGCTGTATTAAATACAGAAGTAGATGCACCGAATAAAAATATAGCAGTACCCGTACTTGAAATAGTTTGTGTAGCTGGTTGTATAGTTGAGGTATCACTAGATGTTTTATTATCATACCTTACGTTTAAATCTAAATTCATAGTGCCTGTAGGTTCAGCATATAAAGTTAGTTTATAAAAAGTCTTACGAGTTTGTGGATCTGTAAGAGGCATATAGGGAGATTCATATATAGCTTCTATACTTTCCCCATCAAAGTCTGAACCTGACTCTAGTTGATATATGTAACCATCATCATGTCCAAACGCTACCATCTCTGTTGTACCTGAGTATCTGCTATCAGCTACGTTAGCTTTAATACCTTTAGTGGTAGCCCACTGTAGTCCTTCTGCACCTTGAGCTACAAACTTAGTGGCAATCAAACCTTTAGCTGCATCATCCTGTTCTGAAGAAATATAAGCAAAAATACGATACTGGTTTTTCTCTCTTAATACTAAAGAGGTAAAACTAGAAGTACTAGCTAAGAAAGTATTAGCATCTTTAAAGATACGATCTGATGCAATATCAAGAGCAAAGTCACCGATACGATCAGTAGCACTTAAAAGTCTGATACCGTCAGGTGCTAGGTAAATAACGTCACCACCAATCTCTTGAATAGTATCTCCATTAATGCAGCCAATACGATCTGTAATTGGTGAGATTGTAAAGTCTGCTGAACTATTTCCTGTAAGTCTTTTTATACTGTCTTGTGTAAATATAATAAGTTGATCACGAAAGATTGACAGACCTGTAATATCATTTGCTACATTTATAGATCCAGCACCGTTAGCTACACTAAAATTATCTACTGTAAAAGGTGCAGTAAAAAATAAATCACTACCCTTAGAATAAAAAGCTGTGTTCTTAAAGACTGCTACATGTTCTGCACCTTGTACATCACTACTGTTAGCAGAAGTCATAAAAGTAGTAGTGTTACCTGATGTATTATATATTGCAGGGTAGTTAGTACCGTCTACAAAAATAACCTTGTCGTCACCATCTAAGTTATAAAGTACGTGTCTGGCTTTACCACCATTTGTACCAGCACTGGTAGCCATGCTAGTCCACGTAGTTCCTGTGCCATAATAATACTGAGTAAAATTAGAACCGTTCTTACGTGCTGTAACAATACGACCAGAGCTAATTACTTTTAGAGCTAGTATGGGACCAGAACCAGGAACTGTTGTAGTGCTGTACTTTTCAAAGCCTCTGATCTTAGTGTAGCCACCCTCTTTGTTAGGCTCCATGTTTTGAAGAATAGTGGCAGACCCTACAGCATTCGTACCTTGCTGTAAAGCAGACAGATTAGAAATCAATCCACCTCTAAACTCAATAGGAAATGTTTGCCACTGTGTAGCCATTAGTAGTGCACTCTTGTATCTCTAATATATTCTGTTCTGTTTATATTAAGGCTTCTCATGTATTTAATACCTGCAGTAAATTTTTCCTGAGAGAGTTGAGCAGCCTGAGTGTCACCTCTAAATATATAAACATAGTACATAGCGCCATCTACAATAATATGTTTGTATTCTTCTGGAATTGCTGGTACATCTGTCGCTAATGACATATCTACACCAACCGTAAAATACTCGTAGATAACTTCATAAGCTTTATCTGGAGTTGGAGTAAATATTATTTCCCTGCTAGGTGCTCTTGTAACGTGTGTAGGAACTGTTCTTATACCAGTACTAGAGTTATACTCATAATCTGCGTGTTTGTCAAGATATTCTTCATACGAAAGTATCTTTAACTTTTTGGTTTCTACATTTAAATCATCATCACGTTTAATACGAAAGGTATTAAAGTTAATTGTTTTAGCATCGTAGGGTATACTGTAACGTACTTCACCTGCAGTTAGAACCTCTGTTTCTTCTACGTGGTTCCAAGGCCACTCAAACTCTTCTTGATGTATATGTCTAATAGAAGCATTAACAGCATCTTTACTTAGATTGTAATAACCTGTAGCTGTAGCAAAATTAGCAGAAGTAAGTTCAACTTCATTGAGTCGTCTGTTCACTTCATTAACAAGACCAATAAAATCGTAAGCCATTTACTTCTCCCTAATTCTTATAAAGACTGCACGTTCATACTGCAATCCTTCTGTTGTTGTTATTTGACAAGTAATTTTATAACGAATGTTATTAGTACCTAAAGATAATCTTATTGTAGCTACAGTTGATGTATTTGTTTGTTGTACTTTTTGTAGTCCATTTACAGTTTGTGCGTTACTTACTTCAGTCTTTGTACCGTCTGCAGCATCAATAAACCAAGTAACACTTACAATAGTATCATCGCCAAGAAATCTTGACCAGTCAATGTTATAATCTACTATTTCATCTTTATCTTTGTCAGGCCATTTATATGACATTTTGTATTCCTTACGCTGCGATACGTACTGTATTGTCTTTGTCTATAGGTGCTATAAACACGGTTCTGTCTTTTAAATCTTTTGCTATTGCAACTGTAAATCTCTGTGATGTTCCACCAATATGTAAAACTCTTCTTCTATCGTAGCTATCTTTAATAGATTCATAATCAAAGTTTGCTGCACTTACTGTAGGTGAACCTGCCGCAATAGATAGTGCTGGTGTATTAATAACAAAGGTGTTGGAGGTTCTTGTGGTAATACTTCCTGCAGAACCTGTAGCACTTGCCCCTGTTGGAACAACAACTGCATCAGCGGTTACAACAACTGTACCTAAGCTGCTTGTAAGTGTTGGTGCAGTAATACTTACAAGAGCTTCTGCAACTATGGTAGGAGATCCCACAGAAGCAGTGGCAGATACACCTGTTAGACTTACATTAGCTTCAGCTACTACCGTAACTGTACCAATAGCACCTGTAGCTGCTACACCAGTAAGTGCTACATTGGCATCTGCTGTTACAGTTACTGTACCAAGTGCACTTGTACCTGCTACACCTGTAAGTGCTACAAGAGCTTCTGCTACAACAGTAACAGAGTTAGTGTTACTAGTAGCATTTACACCATCGACAACAAATGCTATCTCTGATTGAGATGCAAAAGGTGTACTAGCAAATGCTACTCCAAACATCAATCAGCCTCTTGGATC